GGGGTATTCGAACCCCAAATTTTGCCTAGCGTCAGAAAGCACAAGTAGTTGACATGGGTTACACTATGGAAGAGTAGCAGTTGACAACTCGAAAATGCTTATTACTTTTGCAGATTTTGCCCGAACAAAAAACGTGTCACGCCAGGCAGTCTCAAAGAAAAAGTTAATTTTACAGCCAGCAATTGTTTACAGCAAAGGTAAACAAGTTTTACAACTAGAGAAAGCTAATCAATGCTGGGACGGCACATATAAACCAGATGTTATTACTACGAAGCAATCCCCTAATGTAGCACAGAAACTAAAGAATGATATAGATAAACTACCTGATGACGAAATTCCCGAATTTAATGTATCAAAAGCAAGAAGGGAACATTTTGAAGCAGAATTTTCAAAAATAAAGGTACAGAAAGAAAAAAAAGATCTTATACCAGCAAAAGATGCCAAGAAAAGTGCATTTGCAATTGGCAGAAGTATTAGAGAAGCATTAATGAATACTGCTGACCGTTTATCACATCAATTAGCTGGTGAAACAGATGCAACTGTGATCCATAGATTGATAACAAATGAACATAGGTCAGCATTAGAGGAATTGTCTAATGAACGCTTGGCTTGAAGGATTTTTTGAAGGTATTGAGCCAGAACAAGAGTTAACTGTCAGCGAATGGGCTGATAAATATAGAATGCTTTCCAGTAAAGCCTCTAGTGAGCCAGGGCGTTTTAGAACAGAAAGAACACCATATTTAAAAGAACCAATGGATTGTTTAAGTACAAGCAGTCCAATACAAAGAGTAGTAATGCAATTTGGCTCTCAGACAGGGAAAACAGAATCGGGCAACAATTTTATTGGATATGTTGTGCATCACGCACCCTCCAGCCTTCTTGCGATCCAGCCAACTGTAGAAATGGCTAAGAGACTGTCAAAACAAAGGCTATCACCTATGTTTCAAGAAACCCCTGTATTAGCAGAACGTGTTGAAGCACCTAGAAGTAGAGATAGTGGTAATACATTGTTTAGTAAAGAGTTTCCAGGAGGGATGTTGTTGTTAACTGGTGCTAATAGTGCTACTGGTTTAAGATCTACTCCTTGTCGTTATATCTTTGCAGATGAGATAGATGCATTTCCTCTTGATGTAGAAGGTGAGGGTGATCCTGTAGAACTAGCAGCAAAACGTGCTACAACTTATGCCAGAAAAAAGATTTTAATAACTTCTACGCCAACAATTAGAGATTACAGCCGTATTGAAAAAGAATTATTAAGGTCTGATTTTAGAAAATATTATGTACCAATGCCTTGTTGCGGAGAATATAGCGATTTAAAGTGGCCGCAAATTAAATGGGAAAAGAATGATCCTAGTACTGTTGAATATGAATGCGAACATTGTGGTGAAAGGTTTAAGGAGATACATAAACCCAAAATGCTTAGAGAAGGAGAATGGCGAGCTACTAGACCATTTGATGGCAAGACAGCAGGGTTTCACTTAAATGGTCTTTACAGTCCTCTTGGCTGGTATTCATGGGAAGAAGCGGTTACAGAATTTCTTAGATGTCAAGATGACGCTCCAGCATTAAAAACCTTTGTTAATACTCGATTATCAGAAACTTGGTCAGCGGATTATGTAAGTAAATTATCTGCTGAAGGTTTGATGGAACACGTTGATTCTTATGAACCTAATACTGTTCCTAACGAAGTTGTTGTTTTAACAATGGGAGTTGATGTACAAGGTGGAGGCGGTACTTCAGAACAAAGATTATCTTATTCTGTTTGGGGATGGGCTAATGGTGAAGAAGGATGGCTAATATCACATGGTTCTATAGATGGTGACCCTCATCAACAAGATGTATGGTCAACTTTAACTACGTTGATAACAAATGAATGGGAAAGGGCAGATGGTAAGAAACTTAAAATAGAAGTAACTGCGGTAGATAGCGGAGGATTAGCAACAGTTCCTGTTTATACATATTGTCGTGAACATCAACATCTTGGTGTTATAGCAATTAAAGGTGCTTCAACAAGAAACCAACCTCCAATTAGTAAAGGTAAATTTGTTGATATTAACTACAAGGGTAGGGCGATAAGAAAAGGTGTTGCTTTATATATGGTTGGTACTGACACAATAAAAGATTGCATTATGGGCAGATTGAAGCATAATGAAAAGAAGGAGAAAGAAAGTAGTCCAGGCTATTTACACTTTCATTGCGATACAGATCATTCATATTTCAAAGAAATAACATCTGAACAACAAGTTTTACAGACAAATAGGTCAGGTTTTTCTGTTCCTGTATGGCAAAAGAGATCTGGAGCTAGATCAGAACGCTTAGACGAGCTTGTATATAGTTACGCTGCCTTAAACCTACTTTATCAACGCTTTCCAAGGCTTAAGATATGGGAAATCTATGCTAAGAAAGTCTTACAAACCGATAAAAAACGTGTAATATTGAATCGTAGGGGTAGTAAACCAAACTTTATTACTAATTGGTAGAAAAATTTTATGGGCATACCATTTCAATTTGCACAAGGAGATACCATTACTTGGGATTTGGCTGGTTCTGTTAATTATGCAAATGAATCAGTAACTAATACTAATTACACCTGTAAATACTATTTGCGAAGTATAAATGGTGGTGCATTAACAATTACTGGCACAGATAAAGGAACTGGCTGGACATTTGTCTTAACATCTACGCAAACAAACGATTTAGAAGATGGAAAATGGCAATATCAAGCAGTTGCATCAAAAACAGGTGCTAGTGATGAAGTTACATTAGAACGTGGTGTTTTAACTATTGATCAAAGTTTAGTTTATACAGGTAGTAATCCAGGAAAGATTGATTTAAGAACTGAAGCAGAAAAGATGGTTGAACTAATTGAAGCTGCAATAAAAGGAATAGTTACTAACAAGGCTGCTGAATATACAATTGGTGATCGTACATTTAAATATATGGATATGTCTGAATTAAGAAGACTTAGAACAATTTATAAGGCACAAGTAAATAGAGAGCAAAGAGCAGACAAAATAAAACAAGGTAAAGGTGATCCATTTATTAACAATCTTATTTTTAGATAATCATGGGATTAAGAACAAGAGTTGGTAAAGCATTTCAAGCTTTATTTGGTTTAGAAACCGTCAACATAAAAAGAAGATCTTATGCTTCTGCATCTAGTGGCAGATTACTTGCTGGATGGATGGCAAATAACACTTCGGCTGATGCTGAGATAAAAGGTAGTTTGCCAAAACTACAACAACGTAGTCGTCAAATTGTAAGAGACACTCCTTATGGCAAACAAGCGGTAAGAACTATTGTTGGTAATGTTATTGGTTTTAATGGCATTAAAATGCAATCACAAATAAAGAAAGAAAGATATGGTAAGGGCTTAGATGTTGAAAAAAATGATGTAGTAGAAGAGTTATGGCACGATTGGGGTAGATACGATTCTTGTCATACTGCTGGTCGATTATGTTGGACAGATATTGAAAAATTATGTTGTTCTAGTCTTATAGAGTCAGGAGAAGTTTTTGTAAGAATAGTAAATAAAAAATTTGGTAGAAGTAAAGTACCTTTTGCTTTAGAAATTTTAGAAAGCGATAGGTTAGATAACGACTACAACGGAGGCACTAATAATATTAAAGAAAGTTGGCGTATGGGTATTAGGCATGATGAATGGCATCGACCAATTTCATATGCATTTTTTACTGAACATCCAGGCGATAGTGCATTTCCGTCAAAGAAAAAAGTTGCAAGGCACATGATTTTGCCAGCAAATGAAGTTATTCATTTATATTTAACTGACAGACCAGAACAAACTAGAGGTGTACCTTGGTTAGCACCTGTTTTAAAACAATTACATCATCTTGATGGCTATGCTGAAAGTTCAGTAATAAAAGCTAGAGGTGCAAGTGCATTAATGGCATTTATTAGTTCACCAGAAGGAGAACTTAATGATGGTGGTGAAATATATGAAGGGGATAGAGTTTCAGAATGGTCACCTGGTGCTTTTCATTATTTAGAACCTGGACAAAATGTGACAGTACCCAATTTTGATGCCCCTAATGGTGAATTTGAACCATTTATGAGAGCTTGCTTGCGTGGTATGGCTGCTGGAATAGGAATCAGCTATGAAAGTATTTCAAAAGACTTTTCTCAATCTAATTACAGTTCTAGCCGTCTTTCTATGCTCGAAGATCGCACTCAATATAAGAGTTTGCAACAATTCTTCATAAAAGGATTACATCAAAGAGTATTTGAACAATGGCTAGATATGGCTGTTTTGTCAGGTGCATTATCTTTGCCAGGATATGAAACTAAGCCTGATAAATATAAAAAAGTAAAATGGCAACCTCGTGGTTTTGAATTTGTTGACCCACAAAAAGAGGTGGCAAGTGCAAAAGAGGCAATTAAGGCTGGATTAAAAACACAAGCACAAGTAATTGCTGAACAAGGTGGTGATATAGACGAATTAATGACTGCTAGAAAGGCTGAAGTCGATATGGCTGATAGTTTAGGACTTTTATTTGATACTGATGTCGCTACGGAGCAAAAGCAAGCTAATATAGATACAAATACAACTTCTGAATCAAATGGAGGAACAACGTGATCTAGAGGAAAGAACACAACTTCGTCATTTTTCTGAGTTACTTGATTCAAGAGAACTCAATGAAGAAGAACGAACTATTGAATTTCCCTTTAGTTCTGAAACCCCTGTTAATAGAGGTTTATTAGGTGAAGAAATTTTAGTACACCGAGAGGATAGTATTGATTTTTCCAGGCTTAATGCTTCAGCACCTTTACTCTGGATGCACGATCCATCCTCCGTAATCGGAGTTGTGGAACGGGCTTATCTGGATAAAAAGAAAAAACAGGGAAGAGCAAAAGTACGATTTGCTCGTAATGCTGCTGGTGAAGAGGCATTACAAATGGTAAAAGACAAGATTTACAGAAATGTAAGTTTTGGCTACTCAGTTGATGAAACTGAGGAAGGAGAAGGTAATTCTTATCGTGTTACCAAATTCACTCCAGCGGAGGTTAGCTTGGTTTCTACACCAGCCGACTTTTCTGTTGGTTTAGGGAGAAAGCTTGCTACTAATACGCAAGAACAACCTATAATAAAAGAAGAGCGTGAGCAATCACCTTCTTCTGCGTCTAAGTCAGACGCATCACCTGACCAATTAAACAATCAAATTGAAATGACTGACACCCCCGATTTAAGTGTGGTGCGTTCTGAAGCTGAAAAAAAGGCTAGAAACGAGGAGCGTTCACGCATAGCTACTATTAATGCTTTAACAGCAAAACATGGTTTTTCTGATTTAGGCAGACAGCTTGTTGAAAATGGTTCTTCTATAGACCAGGCAAGAGAAGCTGTTCTTGATCAGATTAGTTCTAAGCCAACACCTACTGTTGCTGCAAAGCAAGTAGATAAGCAAGAGCTTAGAAAAGAAAGATATAGTATTCAAGCTGCTATTAAAGCTGCTTATACTAGAGACTTTTCATCTCGTGAAGCTGGTTTAGCAAGAGAAATTTCTCAAGAAATTGAGCGTTCTGGTGTTTCTAGAACTAAAGAACAAAGTATTTTAGTTCCTTATTCTGCATTAGAAAAAAGAGCTACATATGTAACTTCTGGAGCAACCACAGGGGGTAATTTGGTTGAGACAGATCTACTGGCTGAAGACTTCATTGAAGCACTTCGTAATGAGAGCTTATTGCTTACTCTAGGTGCAAGAACAATGACAGGTCTTGTTGGAAATATTGATGTTCCAAGAAGAAGCGGAGTTTCTACTGGCTACTGGCTTGCAAATGAAACAACTGCAATCACTCAGTCAGAGTCAACTTTCGATCAAGTGTCTCTCGCACCAAAGAATTTCGGAGTACTTTCTAAGTTCTCTAGACAGACTCTTTTACAGGCAACTCCTGGAATTGAAGAATTAATTAGAAGAGATCTTCAAGAAACCGTTGCTCTCGGTGTTGACCTTGCAATTCTTAATGGAACTGGTTCTTCTGGTCAGCCTACAGGTATTCTTCAGACTTCTGGTATTGGATCTGTAGCTGGTGGAACAAACGGTGCTGCAATTACTATTGAGCATTTAATGGACTTAGAAAAAGAAGTTCTTATTGACAATGCTGGTGGTGGAAGCATGGCTTACCTAACTAACCCTAAAGTTTCTACAGCACTTAAGAAACTTCGTGATAGTGGTTCAACAGGTGGTTTCCTTTGGAATACTAATTTAGAGGCTATTGGTCGTGGATCAACTCCAGGTATCATTAACGGCTATCAAATTGGTGTTACAAACCAAGTTCCTTCTAACCTTACAAAAGGTTCTACAAGTGGTTCTTGTTCTGCTGTTTTATTTGGTGATTTCTCACAAGCTATGGTTGGCTTCTGGGGTAATGGATTAGAACTTGCAATGTCAGATTCTGATTCAACAGACTTCACTAAAGCATTAACAGCAATGAGAGCGATAACAACTATTGACGTAGCAATTCGTCAGCCAAGTGGTTTCGCTGCAATGCTTGATGCTACTACTTAAATTTATAAGGGGTCTTAATTGACCCCCTTTTTTTTTATGAAAGTATTAGTTCTCAGAAATGTGGTTGCTAGTGGTATAGCTTTAGAGGCTGGTCAAATTTATGACATTAGCGATAAAGATGCGACCTTATTAAAAGGTATGGGCAAAGCAATTGATGCTCCAATAGAGACAAAACCTAAAAAAACTGTAAAACGCAAATCTAATGGCACTAAGTGACGATAATGATGTCTTTGTAGGAGGCGAATTTGGTGTATCTTGTGTTGCGGGTGGAGTGATTGCAAATGCAATTTTGAGTGAACCATCTCAGATAATGGCAGATGGAAATGTGTTATTTAGTGATTATTCAATAAGAGCAAAAGCAAAAGATTTTGGAACTTTAAAAGCAAATGATGAAATTACTGTAAATGATATTGAATATACCGTAAGAGAAACAATGTTTGATACTGATGGAGAATTAGTAACCATTACGCTTCAAAAAACATGACAACAAAGACTGAAAATATATTAGCGGCTGTAAAAACTGCATTATCTGGCACTACAGGTGTTGGCACAAAAATTTATCGCAGTAGAGTAGTTCCTTTAACAAGAAACGAAACACCAGCATTAGTTATAGAGCCAATTAGTAATACTTGTGAACAGAATACAGGCTTAAGTCATTTAGATTGGAATTTACAGCTAAGAGTTTTAATTATTGTGCGTGGTTCTACAACTGTCAGTCCTGATAAAGCTGCTGATCCTACTTTAGAATCATTGCATTCAAAGATGTTAGCTACAAGCACTCTTGGTGGCCTTGCAATAGATGTTCAGCCTTTAGGTCATGATTATGTCTTACAAGATGGAGACTTACCTACAGCGGTCATATCTACTAATTGGGTTATTAAATATAGAACACTTTATACAGATCTATCTCAATAATACTATTCTTTAATAGTAATATTAGACTATTATAGTAATAACCACCTTTTAGTTAATGAAACAATGGCTAAGAACTCAAAGCTAAAAACTATACTCGTAAAAAGCGAGGCTAGTTATAATGCGTCAACCACTCCTACTGGTAGTGCAAATGCTGTACAAGTAACTTCACTTGAACTTACACCAATTGTTAGCGATGAAGTTAGTAGAGAAACAATTAGACCATACCTTGGTAACCAAGAAGTTTTATTAGCTAACCAACGTGTAGAAGTAAGTATAACTGTGGAAATGGCAGGTAGCGGGACGGCTGGAACTGCTCCAAAATATTCTCCTCTTTTAGAAAGTTCTGGATTAGCACTTACAACTGTATCTTCTACTTCTAATACTTATGCACCTGAGTCATCTGATTTTGGTAGTTGTACAATTTGGTGTAATTATGATGGGGTCTTACATAAGATTTCGGGTTGTCGAGGAACTTTTTCTATAAATTTGGCGGTTTCTGAAATTCCTACCATAACTTTTAATATGGTTGGTATAAAGGGAACAATTACTGATGCAGCTTTACCTACAACAACATTTAGTCACCAAGCTAAACCTGTTATCGTTAATTCTCTTAACACTGATAACTTTTCTATATTTGGTTATTCTGGCGTATTGCAGAATTGGTCATTTGATATGAACAATAATGTTATTTATAGAGAACTTATTGGTGGTAGCAAAAGTGTAATAATAACTGAAAGATCACCTTCTGGTTCTTTGTCAGTTGAAATGCCAGCTTTATCTGCACATAACTTTTTTACAGATGCAGAAGGTAGCAGTACTGGAACAAATACCTGGAGACATAATGGTGGTGCTGGAAACATCATTACTTGTAGCTGTCCACAAACTGATTTTTCTGCTCCAGAGTATGGGGATTCGGATGGAATTATTATGTTAGACATACCATTTATGGCTACACCAAGTGCGGCTAATAATGAATTTTCGCTTGCTTTCACATAATATTTTTACTATTCTTCAATAAGAATATTAACTGCTCACCATGCCCCTAATAAAAAAGTCCAATAAGGTTATTAAATGGCCTGTAACTATTTCTGATCCAGAAGATGGTGGTTCTTTTGGAACAATGGAATATACAGCCCATTTTAAAAAAGTAGGACGCAAAACATTAGAAGAACTTGTCCAAATAGGCGATGGAAACCTTTTAGAAGGTACAGTTGTTGGTTGGGATGATATGCAAGATGAATCTGGCAATGTTATTCCTTTTTCAAAAAAAGAATTAAAAGAATGGTGTGAAGATACCCATTTTGTAAGAGGTACTGTTAAAGCATTATTAACAATGCTTGATGATGCAATGGCAAAAAACTAAGGGAGGCTGCTGAGTACTGGGCTGGTAAAGGTGTTGTTAAAGATGAATCTTATGATGATGCCATCGCCCTCGGAGTCAAAAATTTCCCAAAGCCTAAACAAGAAGATTATTTTGAAGTTTATGAAGATAATTGGGAAATAGTAGTTATGTTTACCAGGATGACAACTCAATGGAATGTAACTATGGGTGGTGTAATTGGTCTAAAATATGATGTACTTGAATGGTTTTGTCGTATATACTATGTGAAAGATGTAAAAAGTATGCTTGAAGGAATTCAAATTATGGAAAAAGCAGCTTTAGCAGTTTTTAATAAGGATACGGAGAAATAATAATGGCATCACAAACTGAATTTAAGATTAAAGCTATTATTAGCGGCCTTGAACAAGTTAAAGGTTTATCAAGTAGTGTAAAAAAACTACAACAAGCTACACGACCAGCAGATTTAGAATTTAAAAAATTAGCAAACAGTACAGCAAAATTAGCTAGGTCTAGCGATATATCAGAAAAAGAACTTAGAGCATCTGTATTTACAATGCGTGAATTAAGAGATAATACTCGTATTGCATCAAATGAATATAGAAGATTTACGAGAGAGATAGAAAGAGCAGAAAAGAGACTCAAAAGCTTAAATAAAACTGGAAGAAGTGGCGGTCAATTTGGTAAAGCTGCTGCGGCAGTTGGTGGTTCTGCTTTATTAGGTGGTGATGCTTTAGCTGGTAGTGTAGTTGGCATGGGCATAGGTACAATGATTGGTATGCCTTTGGCAGGGGCAGGGGTAGGGGCATTAGCTGGAAATATGATAATTAGACCAATAAGAGAAGCTTCATCTGAAGTCGCTTCTTATTCTGCAAGGTTAAATTTAGCTAAGACTGCGTTAGGGGCTGTTAGCGATACACAAGAAGACTATAATCAATCGTTAAAAATTGCTAGACAAGTTAGTAAGGATTATACCGTTGATTTGTTAGATACTTTAGATGGTTATTCTAAAATTAGTGCTGCTGCAAAAGCTAATAATTTAACTTTACAAGAAACAGAGGATATATTTAGAGGTGTAATTTCTGCTGGTGTTGCCTTTGGTGGTAGTCAAGCAGATTTACAAGCTTTAATTAGAGCGACTACTCAGGTGCTGTCAAAAGGTAAGGTATCGGCAGAAGAAATGCAGGGGCAAATTGGAGAAAGACTCCCTGGAGCCGTAGCAAAATTTGCAGAAGCTACAGGTAGAACATTACCTGAGTTATCAAAAGCATTTGAACTTGGAGAAGTTACAATTGCAGACTTTGTAAAATTTTCACAGAAACAAGTACAAACATATGATGAAGTTGCAAAAACTATTGGTTCATCTCCAGAAAAAGCTGGTGAAAGGTTAAAACTTGCACTTGATACTGCTAAAGAAAATTATGGTACTTTTTTTCAAGGTTTAGGTGCTGAATTTCAAGATCAAATTACCAAATTAGTTTCTTGGTTTAATGAAAATCAAACTACCGTAAAACAATTAGTTGTTGAGTTTGCAAATGCTTTTGAAAAAATAAAACTTATTTCTCAGTTAATGATAAAACAAGTTAAAGAATTTTTTGCAGATAATTTCGGTTTTCTTACAGGTGTTGCAGATTTTGCCGTCAAAATGTACGACAAATTTATTAAAAAAACAAAAGAATTTGGCAAGGCTTTAGTAGCTGGTACTGAATACGAAAAAATTATTAAAGGTAAGGGTAAATATACAATAGAAGATTTATTTCCTGAGTTTAAACCTGACGTAGGTTCCGCTTCTGGAAGTGTAGATGAAACTTTAGAAGAAAATAAAAAGAAAGTTAATGACTTTTTAAAAGGAACAAAGGCTGGTTTAACAAGTTATAAAGATTCAATTAAAGAGTTTTCGGTATCAGTAGCTGATGCAGTATCTAATGCATTTAAAAAAATGGAAGATACCTTAGTTAATTTTGTAATGACAGGAAAACTTGCTTTTCAAGATTTAGCAAGATCAATTATTCAAAGCATGGCTCGTATTGCAATACAACAAACAATAATGAAACCATTTACTGGCTGGTTTGAAGGTTTGTTTTCTAGTAAAAAAAAGACAACAAATGCGAATGGAAATGTTTATGGTGCTAATGGGATACAACAGTTCTACAAAGGGGGCGTAATTGACTCTCCCACAATTTTTCCTTTTAAGAACGGAATTGGCTTAATGGGAGAAAAAGGGAGCGAAAGTATCATGCCGCTAAAACGTGGTAAAGATGGAAAACTTGGAGTTATTGCACATGGAGGAGGTGGTACTGTCGTGAATGTTTCTGTAAATGCTGATGGTACTTCTGTTGAAGGCGAATATGATAGAAGTAGGCAATTAGGACAAGCTATTGCTGCTGCGGTTCAACAGCAATTAGTACAAGAACAAAGACCAGGAGGTTTACTGTATGGCTAGTTGGGATTCTGAGGTTAATATACAACCTGACTTTAATGCGACAGAACGACATAGTCCGACTGTAAGAGAAGTGCAGTTTGGTAGTGGTTATGTTAAATCTGTTGTTTTTGGATTAAATCAAGATTTGGCTAGATGGGATTTAAGTTTTAGCAATTTAACAACAACTCAAGCAAATACTATAAATACTTTTTTAAAAGCTAGAAAAGGAAGTGAAGCTTTTGATTGGACTGCACCTTATGCTTCTTCATCTTCTAAATATAAATGCAAAAGTTGGAATAATTCTATTCCTGTTGCAAACAGAAAAACTATAACTGCAATTTTTGAAGAGGTGGCAATACCATAATGGCAGTAGCAGCATGGACAGCTAATACAACAATAGCCTTAGATGTTATTAGACGATCTACAGCTTTAAACAATAACGGTTTATTTTTTAAATGTACAACTGCTGGTACAACAGCAGCTACACAACCAGATTGGCCTAAAGAAGTTGGCGATACAATAACTGATGGCACAGTTGTATGGACTGCTATTAGTAGCGTTTATCAAGATGTATCTGTTTTAAGTCCTAACGCAATAATTGAATTATTTGAACTTAGACCTTCTCAAAATTTACACAATACTACTACTGTCACTAGATGGCATAATGGCTGCAATGAAAATATAAGTGGAGATATTGTGTTTAATGGGCAGACTTATTCAAGAATGGCTATTGAAGCAAATGGTTTTAAAAAATCGACAACTGGTGCAGCGGCAAGGCCAACATTAACAATTGCTAATACTGATAATTTAATAACTTTTTTATTAAAAGATATAAATGCATTTAATATTGGAAATGATCTTGGTGGAGCAGAAGTAAGACGTATAAGAACACATAAAAAATTTTTAGATGGTGAATCTACAGCAGATCCTTATGCTCAACATCCTCTTGAAATATGGTTAATTGATCGTAAGGCTAGTGAAAATATTAATGTTGTTACATTTGAATTAGCTATGGAAGTAGACCTTCCAAATGCTTTTTTACCTCAAAGACAACTAATTGGTAACTGCTGTCAATGGCAATATAGAAGTTCTGAATGTTCTTATACAGGAAGTAATTACTTTAATAAAAATGATGTTGTTGTAAGCACTTTAGCTGCTGATGTTTGTGGTAAAAGATTATCCAGTTGTAAAAAAAGATTTGGTGAAAATGGTGTATTACCTTTCGGTTCTTTTCCTACCGCTGGTAAAACACAATGAAGTTAACAGAAAATATAAAAGAATTAGCATTGCAACACGCTAAAGAAGAAAGTCCTAGAGAAAGTGTGGGCTTAGTACATATTGTTAAAGGTAAAGAAAGATATTATAAATGCAATAATCTTGCAGAAACTCCTGATGAACAATTTATTTTAGATCCAGATGATTATATTAAAGCAGAAGAACAAGGTGAAATAACAGCAGTTATTCATAGTCATCCTAATACAAGCCACTACCCTAGTTATGCAGATAAAGCTGCTTGTGAGAAAACAGGAAAGCAATGGTTTATTGTTAACCCACATACTGAAAAGTGGGGAGATTGGCGACCAACTGGTTATGAATTACCTTATGTTGGTAGGCAGTTTTTTCATGGGGTTGTTGATTGTTATACCTTAGTTAGAGATTTTTATAAAAAGGAATTTAATATTCAATTAAACGATTATTTTAGAAGAGATAAATGGTGGGATAAAGGTGAAAATATGTATTTAGATAATTTTAATAAAGAAGGGTTCTATGAAATTCCTTTAAAAGAGATACAATATGGATGCGTAGTATTGATGCATTTAGAAGCTGATGTACCTAATCATGCTGCAATTTATTTAGGAGATAACGTGATTTTACATCATGTACAAGGTAGGCTATCTAGTAGAGATGTTTATGGTGGCTACTTTATTCAAAGTACAGCAAAGGTGTTAAAACATGAAAAAAATTAAAGTTTACGGAGAACTAAAAAAGTTTTTAGGTCAAGGTACTTTTTACTTTGATGTTGCTACCCCTACGGAAGCACTTAAGGCTTTGTTTGTAAATTTTAAGGGACTTGAGAAATGGATAATAGATAATGATAAAAATGGAGTTGTATATAAAGTAAAAGTTGGCAAGGAAGAAATTGGAGAAGATAACATAACTGATTTAGCTATACCTTTAGGAACAAAAGAAGTTTTTTCAATAGCACCTATAATTACAGGTGCTGGTAGAGGATTTGGAAGGTTTTTAACAGGAGCTTTACTATTAGGTGCTGGATTTTTAATACCAGGATCTTGGTCTATAGGTACTTTTGGTATTACTAGTCCAATAGGTGTTGCGTCAACACTAAAAAAGTTTGGTGCATTAATGATGATTTCTGGTGCAGCAGAAATGCTTTCACCACAACCAGATATTCCTAGCATGAATGAAGCAAATCAACTGCAAAACTTTAGTTTTAGTGGGATTAATAATGTAAATCAAGTTGGCACACCAATACCTATAGTTATGGGTCGTGCATTTTGCGGAAGTGCCATTGTTAGTTCTGGCCTTGACGTAGATCAGGTGGTGTAATGACAATAATTCGTGGTGCTGGTGGCGGTGGTAAAGGTGGCGGTAATAGAACACCAGTAGAGGCTGATGATTCATTACAAAGCATCCAAATGGCTAATGTCGTGGATCTTGTTTCAGAAGGTGAGATTCAAGGTTTAGATGATGGTTATAAAAGTATTTTTTTGGACGGCACACCAGTGCAAAATGCTAATGGTAATAATAATTTTGAAGGATATCAAATAGAGACTCGTAACGGTACGCAGACGCAATCATATATATCATCATTAGCAGCTAATGAAATAGAACGTACTAATATTGGTTTGCCTGTCGAACTAATTAGAGGTACTGGTACTAATCCAAATGTAACTGTAAAACAAATAACTAATACTGCCGCTTCAAAAGTAAGAGTTACTATTTCTATTCCAACTTTAAGAAAGATAGAAGATGACGGTGATATTGTTGGTCATGAGGTAAAAATAAAAATTAGAGTTCAATATAGCGGTGGCACTTATTCTCTTGTAAAAGAAGATGAAATTAAAGGTAAATCGTCTAATAATTATCAACGTGATTATGTATTTCCTTTAACTGGTTCTTTCCCTGTAAATATTGAATTATCAAGAATTAGTGCAGATGAAACAAGTTCAAAAATTTCTAATAAAACATTTTGGAGTAATCTCACAGAAATTATTGATGAAAAGCTAAGTTATCCAAATAGTGCATTGGTTTATTTGCGTTTTGATAGTCGTCAATTTTCAAATATACCTGTCCGCAAATATTTAATTCGTGGTATTAAAACAAAGTTGCCAAGTAATGCTTCAGTAGATACAACTACACATTTAGGACGAGTTACATATTCTGGTGTTTGGGATGGTAGTTTTGGTGCTGCAACATGGCACAGTGACCCTTCTTGGCATTTATATAACTTATTAATAAACGATAGATATGGGGTAGGTTTAAATGCTGCAACTTTAGATAAGTTTGATTTTTATACTATCAGTCAATATTGCAATGAACTTGTATCTGACCATAAAAACGGTCAAGAAGTTAGGTTTGCCTTAAATATGGTTATAAACCAACGTAAACAAGTTTATGACGCAATAAAAGAATTAACTTCAATTTTCAGAGGAATGAGTTACTACGGTGCTGGTAGTTTAGTAGTTACGCAAGACTCACCACAAGATAGTAAATATTTAATTGGTAATGCTAATGTTGTAGATGGTAATTTTGAATATACAGGTACATCACAAAAAGCTAGGCATACTACTTGTACAGTTGCTTATTCTTCATATGAAAAGTTAGGTGAAACAGAATTTGAATATGTAGAAGACGTAGATGCTGTAAGTAAATATGGTGTTATCAATAAATCTATAAAAGCACTTGGGTGCTACTCCCAAGGTCAGGCACATCGAATAGGCTTATGGGCAATAAAAAGTGAAGCTGTTTTAACTAATACAGTATCGTTTTCAGTGGCAATCGAATCAGGCGTAATTTTAAGACCTGGAATGGTAATAGATATCGCTGATGAATTAAAAAGTGGTTATAGGCATACAGGTTATATAAGTACAGGATCTACAACAACAGTTATAAAAATAGACAGTGGTGTAAATATTTCTATTGATTTAACAAAAACTCCAGAAATTTCTGTTTTATTGTCAACTGGAATTGTAGAAAAGAGAACTATACAAAATATAGACGTTAACGCAAAAACCATAACTGTATCTAGTGCATTTTCAGAAGTACCAAATGCTGAATCAGTCTATATATTACAAAGTACAGAAGTCCAGACACTACAATATAGAGTTATCGAAATTGGTGAAAAAGAAAACGGTATATATGATGTTGTCGCATTGCAATATAATAGTTCGATTTATAATGCTGTAGATAATGGTGATCCTATAACAGTTAGAAACGTTACCGATTTAACTACAGCACCAGATCCAGTAACAGATATAGAAGATCAAGAATTCTTATATTCAGATGGTCAAGGTGTTTTTGTAGGTTGTGATTTAAGTTGGCAGCATAATATGAAAAGAGTTACTGAATTTAGAATTACTTATAGAGTTGATAATGATAACTGGGCAACTGTCAGAACATCTTCTCCATCTATTTCACTAAGACAAGGTGGTAATTTTGGTGCATTAAGGGCTGGTGTTTTACAGGTACAAATCCAAGCTGTTAACTATTTAAATAAAGGCAGTACTATTGCAAACCATACAGTTAACTTGGCTGGTAAAACTGCTGCACCTAGTGGAGTACAAAATCTTACAATGATTCCTACAAATGGTTTAGCAAGATTGCAATGGACACAAAGTGAAGACTTAGACGTAATCGTTGGAGGGTTAGTAAGGTTAAAGCATTCTCCTGACTTGTCAGGTGTTACTTGGGCAAATGCTACCTCTATTCATAGTGATTTAACTGGTACTGCAAAAGAAGCATATTGTGATTTAAAAGAAGGCACTTATTTAGCAAAATTTGTTGATTCTGGTGGTAGAACAAGTGTTAATGCTTCTTATGTAGAATTTCAAAAACCTGATCTTGATAATTTACATAATATAAATACACAAACTGAACATAATAGTTTTACTGGTACTAAAACAAATGTTGAAGTAGATTCTGGAGAACTTCTTTTAAGTGCTAATGGTTCTGTTTTGCATACAACAGGTACTTATTTATTTGCTAATAATCCAATAGATTTAGGTGACGTATTTAGTATTTCCTTAGACAGTAAATTAAAAGTAAGATCATTTTTCCCTAACGCAATAACAATAAATCAAATGGGTCTTGATTTTGACCCTAATGCACCAATTAATACAACAGGTTTTGCAGCATTACCCTCCTTTGTTGGTGATACCCCAAGCAATACAGATATAAAGCTATATATAAGAACAACACAAACAGCAACTAATTCTTCACCAACTTGGACTTCTTGGAGGCCATTTAATAATGCAGAATTTAAAGCAAGAGGATATGAATTAAAAGCTGAATTTGAAACAAATGATTCTGCTGCACAAATAGCAATACAGGAATTAGAAGTTAAAAGTAATATGCCTTTAAGAACAATAAACGGTACTGGTACTGCTTCAACTAGTGGTGATGTAACAATAAATTTTGCAAATAAATTTGCTGCTGCACCAGTAATTGGCATTACATTTAGTGCTACTACTTCTGGCGACTATTATAATATTAGTAATACTGCTACGGATCAGTTTAGTGTTTCTATTTACAATGCAAGTGATGCAAGACAAGCTAGAGCATTTACCTGGACAGCAACAGGTTATGGGAAGGGTTAAATAAATGGCACAAGTACAATCAGGAAATTTTCCAATACCAAATGATACAGGTGCTAATGTCTTATCTGATATAAATGAAAATATAAGAGCTAATGCTACAAATAATTCTGGTACAGGAACTCCACCAATAACACTTGCACATCAATTTTTTGTAGATGAATCAACAAATCCTGATACTTTAAAAATTCGTGATGCTAGTAATGCAAGTTATATTGTTTTAGGTAAATTAGAAACTGATTTAGGCCATATGCCTAAAGATGGCGGTAGTTTTACAGGTAATATTAGTATTCCTTCTGGAACTAAAGCTAGTCCTTCAATTCAACTAAATGATGCTGATACTGGCTTTTATCTGTATGCTGCTAATGATATTGGTATATCAACTGGTGGTGAAGTCAGGGCAAATATAAATTCTAATGGTTTAACAATTAACGAAGGTAAAGCATTACGTTTAAAAGATCCACAAGATAATAATTATATTGCAATAAAATCACCTGCTTTATCTGCTGATTTAACTTTTACATTACCTGATAATGATGGTAATGCTGGTGATAAATTAGAAAGTGATGGCAGCGGAAACCTTAGTTGGCAACCTGTTTCTGGCGTACCTACTGGTTCTGTTCATGTAATGGCAACAACTACAGTACCAAGTGGTTATTTAGAATGTGCTGGACAAAGTTTATCAAGAACTACATATGCTAATTTATTTGCAGTTATAAGTACTACTTGGGGTTCTGTAGATTCAAACCATTTTAATTTGCCTGATTTGCGTGGACAGTTTGTTAGAGGTTGGGTTAATACAAAAACTGGTACAAATGATGACGGTAGAAGTTTTGCAAACGAACAAACATCTAGAAACAAATCACATACACATACTGTAAGTGTTTCTAGTACGACAAGTAATCCAACTCCTACTTTAACTGGTGATGTCAGAAGAATATCTGAAGGTTATAGGGCGCAAGGTACTGCGAGTGGTGTATTTACAAAAGTAAATGACGGAAACAATAACATTACAGGTAGTTCTTCTACTAGCCCTGTTGCTGGTTTCAGTATGGATGCTACACACACACATACTTTTTCTGCTTCTGGAACTACAAGTAGTGACGGCGGTTCTGACGCAAGACCTGACAACATTGCAATGATGTATGTAATAAAAACTTAATTTTTTTCGTTTACTATTACTTCGTAGCAGTTATAATAAAAAGAAAAGTCTAATGGCTGCACCACCAGAGTTTAATCCAGAAGTTTTTAGGAATTTAACTTTTTATAGACAATTTAGACGTACAGATAATGTTACTGGAAATCCTATAAATTTAACTAATAATACAATAACTGGTCAGATTTGGAATAAAGAAGAAACAAAAAAATATGCTGATTTTACTTGTACTATTGATGACGCAACAGATGGAAAATTTAGTATTTCTTTAACAAAAGCACAAACAAATGTATTACCTGACAAACCTTATTACAGCATAGTAAGAACATTAGCTGGTCAAGATAAAACTCTTTTTAAAGGTTATTTAAAAGTCAAGCAGGGGTATAACCAATGACTATCGAATTAATTGAAACAAGAGATAAACTTATAGTTTCTGATGACGGAAGTGAACTTATTCAAGTCATTACTCAAGGTGAACAGGGTGTAGGTATTGACCCAGGAGTTAAAGGAGTTATTACGATACCTGCGAATTTATTAGATTGGACTTTAAACGATAATGTCGTAACTTCTTCCAAAATAGTTAATGGAACTATTGTTAATGAAGACATAAATGATAATGCAGCGATAGCATTAACAAAACTTGCTACAGGTGCATTGCCTACAGCGATTACAGTTACCAGTGCCAACATATCTGACCTTAGTATTGTCAATGCTGATATAAATGCCAGTGCTGCTATAGAGGGATCTAAATTACAGGCTTCTTCTGGATCTAATTCTGGAACAATGTCTGCTGCTGATTTTACAAAATTAGCTGGTATTGAGACAGGTGCGACAGCAGATCAAACTGCTAGTGAAATAAAAACTGCTTACGAAAGTAATAGTGATACCAATGCTTTTACTGATGCTCTACTGTCAAAATTAAATGGTATTGAATCAAATGCAACTGCTGACCAAACCAAATCAGATATAGATGCTCTTGGTATTGCAGCTTCTACAGCGACAACATTAGCTAACGCAAGAACTATTGCTGGTACGTCTTTTGATGGTTCTGCCAATATTGATATTTCATATACAAATTTGACTAATAAATTATCCGTAGGAGATGGAGGGCTAACGCAGAATAACTTTACAGATGCACTTAAGACTAAATTAGATGGAATAGAAACAGCAGCTACCGCAGATCAAACAGCAGCAGAGATCAAAACATTGTTAAATAGCGATGGTATTGTCAATGCTCAGATTGACGCTAGTGCAGCGATAGCGGGGTCAAAAATTTCTCCTACTTTTACATCAGATTTAACTGTTGAACATAATGGAGATCCAACAATATTAATACATGATACAAGTGGGAATAATCAATGCAAAGTAAAATATGAAACTGACAGTTACGGCTGGTCGGCTGGATTACATGGTGGCGAAAATAGGTACAAAATATCTAATTCAGACACTTTTGGTACAAATGATTATTTTGAACTTGATTCAAATGGAAATGCGTACATTGCTGGAACTTTACTAATAGAAAATACTCAACCAGCAATACAATTAATTGATTCAAACAATAATGATGATTTTGTTATTAGAAATGTAAATGGTCTCTTTGGTATTATAGATATGACAGATGGTGCTGATCGTCTTACTATTGCATCTGATGGAACTGTAGATGTAACTGGCAACCTAGATGTTGGTGCTGGCGTTGATGTCACAGGAAATATCACAGTTACAGGTACAGTTGATGGAGTTGATATTGCTGCACTTAATACAACTGTTGGAAACTTAAGTTTATCTGGCAGTGTTTTAGCTGACGGCACAACAGCAACGACCCAATCAGCAAGTGATAACTCTACAAAAGTTGCGACAACAGCTTATACAGATACAGCAATAGCAAACCTAGTTGATTCCGCACCTGGTACCTTAAATACACTGAATGAACTGGCAGCAGCTTTAGGTGATGATCCAAACTTTGCAACAACTGTCACTAACTCAATAGCAACCAAACTACCTCTTGCTGGTGGTACGTTAACTGGAAATTTAACAATAGAAAACATTGAACCACAGATTTTTCTTAAAGATTCAAATAATAATGATGATTTTACGATTAGGAATACTAATGGAGTTTTTACTATTAGAGATTCGACTAATGCTGTTGATCGTTTAACTATTGATTCTAATGGAAAAGGAACTTTTACAACTGCTCTTGATGTTACAGGCGATTTAACTGTTGAAAGCACTCTTCCACAAATTATTCTGAAGGATACAAATAATGATGATGATTTTACAATCAAAAATACTAACGGAGTCTTTACTGTTAGAGATTCAACTAATGGTGCTGATCGTTTTACTATTAATTCTAGTGGTGAATTAAGTGCTACTGGTGATACATTTATCGGTAATGGCTCTTCAACCACACTTGGCACATCAGCAACTTTTAGAGTCGCAAATACTGGCAGTAGTTCAGCATATAGTACTTTTGAAGCGGAATCTGCTTCTGGTTCTATAAGACTTGGTAATGATGGTACATTTCATGTCACAGGTAACACAAATATAGGTGCAGGGCTAGATGTTATAGGAAACATAACAGTTACAGGCACAGTAGATGGCAGAGATTTGGCTACTGATGGTACAAAGTTAGACGGAATAGAAAGCAACGCAACAGCAGATCAGACAGCCAGTGAGATTGTTGCTCTTGTAGCTGACCAGACTATTGCTCCTTCCATTATTGATATGGAAGATAATGAAGAAATAAGACTTGGAACTAGCGATGATTTAATTATTTCTCATGATGGCTCTAATAGTAAGATTGCTGATGGGGGTACAGGTGATTTAATACTATTTTCTAACAAGTTACAAGTAGTAAATTCTGCTGGCAGCGAGTCCATGATAATTGCAAATCAAAATGCAGCCGTAGAACTTTATTTTGACAACTCTAAAAAGTTTGAGACAAGTAATGCTGGCGTAGATATAAATAATATTATAAAATTACACGCTTCTGCTGTAAACCAAGCTGAATCAGGAAGAATACGTTTTGCAGAAGTACAATCTACTATGCAAGGTGCGTTTATTCATTATGACGGTAATGCTAACGAGTTACATATAGGTACACATGAAAGTAACACTACTAACTCTGCAGATGATTTAAACGCATTAACTTTTAGTAGGGCTGGTGGACACGCACAGTTTCATGCTGACGTAACCTTTACAGGAGCAAACTATAACTTAGTTTGGGATAAATCAGATAATGCTCTTGAGTTTGCTGATAATGCACTGATAACACTTGGTTCAAGTAATGATTTACAAATTATCCATGATGGCTCGAACTCTAGGCTTAAAAATAATACTGGAACCTTATTTTTACAAAGTAATGGTATTAAATTAAAAAATTTCGGTTCAACAGAAAATTATATTAACTGTATTGACAATGGAGCAGTAGAGCTATATTACGATAGCAGTAAAAAGCTTGAGACAAAATCTGATGGTGTTGATATTACTGGAGAACTTCAATGCGACAGTTTAGATGTTGATGGTACTGCTGATATTAATAACGGTGTTACTCAAAGTTATTTTGGTAATACAGCAAGTTTTACTAGAAATAGTCAATCTATAAGTATTAACCCTAATTATGTTGGACAAAATGCTTATTCAAAAATTACATCGTCTATGACAATGTTTTTAACTGTTGGCACTAATAATACAGTTGGAGTTTATACAGATAAAGCAGATATATTTGGTGATTTACGGATTCCATATGATGATAAAAAATTAAAAATCGGTGCTGGTAATGATTTAGAGCTTTATCACGATGGAAATGACTCGATCATAACTAATAGTACGGGTAATTTAGTTTTACGAAATACATCTGGAGATGCTGGTGTTATAGGTTTACAGCCAAAATCAGGTGAAAACGCAATTATATGTAGAGATGATAATGCTGTAGAACTCTATTATGACAACGCAGCCAAAATAGCGACAACTTCAACAGGTGTTAGGGTTGATTCAAGAATCGCTGGTATGAATGATGCCAATACGTATGTAAATATTGGTACTAGCGGTAACGATCAATTACAATTTTTTACAGGTGGAAATCAAAGGTTATTTATTACAGGATCGCCAAGTGATAATGGAACTGTTCAGTTACCAGCCGATAATTTAAAGCTACAAATCGGTGCTAGTCAAGATTTAGAGATATATCATAGTTCAAGTAATTATATAGATAGTAAAACTGGACATTTATATTTAAGAGCTGGTGGTGGAAATATGTTTCTTAATGCTGTTGATGATGAGATTTCGGTACAGATAATTGCAAACGCACAAGTAGAGCTATATTACGACAACAGTAAAAAGTTTGAAACTACAAGTGCTGGAATTGACGTAACAGGAAATATTACTGCAACTGGCACTTTGACACTAAGTAGTGCAGCCCCAAATCTATTATTTACGGAATCAGACGCAAATCCTGACTTTGGAATTTTATTAAGTGGTGGACAACTTAAATTTCAAGATACAACTAATACTGCTAATATTCTTACTCTTGATGACGATAAAATTCAAGCAGTAAAAAATCTTGATGCTCTAGCTGGAATTGACGTAACAGGAAATATAACAGTTACTGGTAATATTTTTGGTAATGATAATTTTAAGTTTATATCAGGAGCTAGTTCAGACCTACAAATTTATCACGATGGTACATTTAATTATATTGTTGCTCCTAATAACCATGAGGTACATATAAATGCTAATTCTGGCGGTTCTACAGAAAATATGGCTAAGTTTAAGCCAAATGCAGCAGTAGAGCTATATTACGACAACGTAAAACAACTTCAAACTACTGCTAACGGTATTAGTTTTGTAAATAATTGCACCTTTTCAGACGATAAAAAAATACAAATGGGTGCTGCTAATGATTTTGTATTAACTCATACAGGGTCAAGATCAGAAATTCACAATATCACAGGTGATCTATTAATAAGAGCAGATAGTTTAAAAATAAATAATGCTGCAAACACTGAAGAAATGGCTCGTTTTACCGCAGACGGAGCCGTTGAACTCTACCACAACAACAGTAAAAAGTTTGAGACACACGCAAATGGTGTACACATGTCAGGCAGTATTTATGTTCCTGATAATCAAATTGCAGGTTTTGGTGATACTAGCAATCCAGATTTAAGAATTTATCACGATGGAAGTAATAGTTTTGTTAGAAATTCTACAGGTGGGTTGGATCTAAATTCTAATACTATTCATTTAAGAAATGGGGCTAATACTGAAACATACGCAAGATTTTTAGCAGACGGAGCAGCAGAGTTATATTACGACAACAGTAAAAAGCTTGAAACCACATCAGATGGTGTAGATGTAGCAGGTGATTTTAGAACATCTACAAGTAGAGGTATTAGTTTAGATATTCAAAAGGGAGCAAATGGTTCTCGTACATCAGTTACACTTACGTTTTCATCAGCATATAATGGTAAAACTGTTTTTGTAGAAATGTTTGTAGGTTCTTCTAGTTATCATTTGCATCACGTTTCTCATAGATATCACAATGGTGGTTTAAATGTTTTAACTAACGATGGCACTGGTTGTACAGTAACTTCGTCAATATCAGGCTCTTCAAACTCTTCAACTTACACTTATACAGTAACTTTTGATTCTGCGACTTCGCACCCATACGCAAGGTTTATAGTTTCACTTGGCGGATATCTTCTAAGTTCATTAACTTCACCGTCAATAAGCTTTGGTACATAGGGGGATTAGCCGTATTGCCGTTATACGTTACAGTAGTTACACTTTAAAATTATTTAAATTTATTATTGATAACACTACCTTTCATCCGTATTAATATTAAGCTACTATGTTAATAGTTATACACTGCTTATCATGGCTCTTAATGCTGAACAACTTGATGCTGAAATTGCTTCTATTACTGAAGAAGTAACTCCATTAGTTGAAGAATACAATGCTTTTATTGCTGAAAAAAAACCACCTATTGATGAAAAGCTTGCATCATTAAGACATTTTCAAAAACAACGTCAAGCACTTAACTAATCATGGCTATTACCTGCACCTGGGAAATCAACGGAACCGCTTGTAAAAGAGATGTTGCCGATGGTTATTTTACAAATGTTGTCTATCGAGTAAAAGGTATGGATGGCACAGAAGAAAAGGCAAGACGTACAGGCGAAATAACCTACGTCAAGCCTGAGTCACTTCCATCTGGATTTATTGCTTTTGACGAATCCAAAAAGACACCAGATTCAGCAACAATGATTACCTGGGTTAAAGATGCTCTTGGAACGGATGAAGTTACTGCTATTGAAGCTAGTTTAAAAGCAGAAATTGATCTTATTAATACACCATTACAAGCTACAGGCGTTGCATTTTAGTTATGCGTAAAGTTCTAGACGGAATTAGCATTTTTAGTTTTTTAATTAGTGCTGGTATGGCTGGCACTAGTTTTTTTATGTACAAATATTTTTCTTCTGAGCAATTTAAGGCAAAGATGATGAACATGGTACTTACAGAGGTAAAAGAATTATTACCAAATGTATTGGATAAAGGTTTACCAAAAACAACTGGCATATCTATACCAACACCATTAAAAAAATAATTGGAAATACCAGAAATTAATATACCTGATGTTCATATTCCATATACCTATGTACCTGACTATAACCACTCAAATGTACAAGTAATTGGTTGTACCTTATATCATAGAGATACAAAAAATACAGGCAATAGAAATTTAATAATAGAAGATCCAAATGGTGTGGTAACAAATTGTCCGTACCCTAGTTTTACACCATTAAATTATCAACCAGATCAATTAATAATTACAGAAGAAATGCCAAATCTTGCTAATGAAAGTGAGATGCCAGAAAGTGAGCTGCCTAAAACTAATACAACAAAAGATAAAAAAGAAGAAGAATACAAACCATGTCCACCAAAGGATGCACCATTTAGAGAAGGAGATTACAGAAATGATAAAAAAATTGAAAGATTGGTAAAATATGAAAAAAGTATAGAGGGATCTTGTGACCCGATCTGGGAAGACGTACCATTCAGAGAAAGTCTTATTGGTACTCCTGAGATTCTTGTTTCCACTACTGTTATTGGCTTGGTTGCGGGTGGGTCTGCTGCTCTGGCACCTCTGATCCAAGGAGCGGCCAAGG